AACAACTCTCAAAATGGCTGGCGGTCTTATGCAACTCGTCGCTTACGGTGCCCAGGATGTCTACCTTACCGGTAACCCTGAGGTAACTTTCTTCCAGGCTAAATACAAGCGCCACACTAACTTCGCGATGGAGAACATCGAGCAGACCGTCAACGGTACTGCCGCTGACTCCGGCCGCGTGTCCGTCACCGTCGCCCGTAACGGTGATCTCGTCGGCGACATGTACGTCGAACTCAAGGTCAAGTCCTCCGGTATTGACGAGGCTGGTGCCTGCTGGGTCGCTGAGCGTGCGATCAACAACGTCGAATTATCGATTGGTGGTCAGCGAATTGACAAGCAGTACCAGAAGTGGTGGCGTCTGTACACCGAGCTTTACCTCGATGATTCGAAGAAGGCTACCTACGGTAAGATGACTTCCGGTATTTCCGGCAAGACAGTCTATTTGCCCCTATACTTCTTTTTCAATAGGAATCCTGGACTCTATTTGCCACTCATTGCATTGCAGTATCATGAGGTCAGGCTGGATTTCGATTTATCGGCGCACTTCGATGAGTGGCTCGACACCTCCACCTTCAAGGTCTGGGCCAACTACATCTACCTCGACACTGAGGAGCGTAGGCGTTTTGCGCAGAAAGGTCACGAATACCTCATCGAGCAGTGCCAGCACACTGGCGCTGACACCGTTGACTCTGGTTCCACCAAGCAGGTCCGCCTCTCGTACAATCACCCAGTCAAGGAACTTGTGTGGTGCTTCTCCAACACCCTCACCCAGAACTCCATGTTCAACTTCACCACCGAGTCCAACGACGCGGATGTCAAGCTTCACACTACCGCCACCGCGGCTACATCCAACGCCCTCGTCTCCCTCTCCACTTATGGTTCCCCCATGCTCGGTCTCGGCCTCGGCATCGGTGGTACCTCCACCTTCACTGAGGATTCCGTTGGTCCCCTCAACACCTTCAAGCTTGTGCTTAACGGCCAGGACCGCTTCAAGGAGCAGAAGGGCAAGTACTTCAACCAGGTGCAGCCCTTCCAGCACCACACTGGCTCCCCCTACGCCGGTGTCTACGCGTACTCCTTCGCGCTCAAGCCCGAAGAGCATCAGCCTACCGGCACTTGCAACTTCTCGCGCATTGATAACGCGCAGGTTGCTGTCACTATGGGCACCGCCAATGATGCCACCACCATGCACATGTTCGCCACTAACTACAACGTCCTCCGCATCCAGTCTGGAATGGGTGGCCTCGCTTTCTCCAACTAAATACTCATACGAAGTATTTTAGTAAATATCATTAAAAAAATCACATTTAAAAATTGAAACACACAATTTTTAAATTTGAAACACTTAAAAACCAAAATGTCTATTGAAATATCATGATAGCTGTAGGTCAAACTTCTATATGTTTTGCTCTTATTCGACGACGGACATATCGTCAACGAAAAAAACCTTGTACGAAGAATCCTGACGCACTTACATGTGCGATACGTCATAGACGCTGTAAAGGGTGTCCATTTAATAACTTTTTTAAAAAGGAAAACATACTTAAATATACCCCTCCCGTTATAGATAATGATTAAGAAACTAATCGAAATATTTTTCAAAACAGAAAAACCCAAGTTAGGTCGATGGTCACTCAAATCTTGTGATGAGTTGGCAGCTTCTATAAACTCTGTGTACCAAAACAGAGATCACTGCGGTGATACGATATGTAAAACACCAAAAAAAGCATCCGAGTATCCGGATAAGTCTAAATAATCATTTTTAAAACGCATATTCTATACGAGTTTTAAAAGGTTTTTTTAAATTAGACGTTTTTAGCATGAGGGCGACGCCGAGATAGTTTGGTTTGTGATCTATATTTAGATGATCTTGATTTCCACCACCTGTATCCACCGAAACTAACTGAGATCATAGATATACAACATAAACAACATAGTACTAGGAGAATGATCAATGGAATCATTTCTCCTATTGCCTCTTCATTTTCGGCGTTAGTTATATCATCCCCACACATTCGTGTGAAGGTTTCGTCTGTATTGAGCCTAGCCTTTTCTGCGTTAGATGCATCTTCACTCACCTTTACATCCCTACACACGCGTTTAGGGAACTTTTTGTCCTTGGGTATCCTAGGTAGTGACTGGACATACTCCTTAGGTAGTGGTATAGGTAAAGCCAAAGCTTTAGACACTATATCCATCTTACTTTATGACAACAATTTATTTATCGCCAACTACACTGGTGTTTTTGTTACGGTTTCTGAGAGTCGTGACCTTTGAAGGCTGTTGGATATGGTTTGGTACCAGGTTATCCTCCCAATCCCAAAACACAAAGTCACCCACAGGAATCTTATGATCACTTGTGACTAAGCAGCACACAACCTTGGCCACCTTATCAGTGGGTTCAGCCTTGGAGAAGTTGCGAACCTGTTTGTATACATTACCATCCTTCACGTAGTGAGAACCAGTTACGTGAATGTCCCCAATCTTGTAGTAAGGATCATTGTGATTCCTAATGTTCATAGTGGCCTCAACGATACTTCCATTTATGAGAATATCACCAAGTTCAAGATTCTTCATTTGGCGGGTGGTACCATTCTTAAGTTGAATGGTGGTTTCGGGGGCGAAACACCTAAATCCGCGGCGCCTGAACCTACGTCCGCGCCTGAACCTACGTCCGAACCTACGTCCGAACCTACGTCCTACCTTTCCACTGCGGCCGCGCCTGAACCTACGTCCGAACTTACGTTTCATCTTAATTCGTTGAGCAGCAGCACGGGCCCTAGCAGCACGTATCTTGCGCATCCTAGCATTTCGGGCACGGGCCCTAGCAGCTCTGCGACGTGCTCTTGCGGCCTGTCGAGCAGCACGGGATCTGGCTCTAGCAGCTCGTCGAGCAGCACGGGCACGGGCCCTAGCAGCTATAGCAGCTGCACCAGTTGCACCACCACCAACATTGGATGGTCTTGGTCTACTGAGACGTTGTGTCCTCCCGCGGGCAACTGCCCTTATGACTTTCTTCTTTCTCATACGAAGAAAAGCAAAAATACCTCCACCTATAGATGAAGAGCAAGAACAACACGCGACAAGTCCCGCTATTAACATTCCGTTACCCCCACCACCACCTTGATTAGGTAATGGTATTGGTGCACTCATTATATCTTAAGTCAATATATTAATTTACTTTCTGATCTTCCCAATCCCAAAATATATGCTCACCTACTGGTATTTTATGATCATTGGTAATTATACAACTGACCACAGTGTCAACTATGTCGGTAGATCTAGACTCTTTGAATTTTTCGACTCTCATGTATCTATCGGAGTCCTTAATATAATGTGACCCAGTCACGAGTATGTCAGTACCTAGTTCTTTACTGTGAATGCGGTAGTATTTATCTTCCTCATTTCTAATCTGCATAGTGGCATTTACGATGCTACCATTCATGAGAACATCACCAAGCTTCAAATCTTTTATAGGGACTGTGTTACCATCTAGAAGTTTTATAGGTGTCTCGGGAGAGAAACAGCGCCGACCAAATCTAAACCTACGCCGCCTAAATCTGGGTCTACGACGTCTGAAAGCTCTTCTAAACCTACGTCCAATCCTACGGAATCTGGGTTTTCTAATTCTCCTAAAAGTTCTACGAATTCTACGAGGTCTTCTGCGAATTCGCCTTGCTCTAGCAGCGGCAGCTCTCTGTTGGGCTCTCCTTCTAGCAGCGGCAGCTCTCTGTTGGGCTCTCCTTCTAGCAGTGGCAGCTCTCTGTTGGGCAGCCGCTTGTTCTCTACGTCTCCGTTCAGCTTGACGCCTAGCAGCGGCAGCCCTCCGTCTAGCGGCGGCAACTTCTCTAGCTCTTCTAGCGGCGGCAGCCCTCCGTCTAGCAGCAGCAGCGGCGGCAGCTCTCCGTCTAGCAGCAGCGGCAGCTTGGGCCTTTCTTTTTGCTTCTGCCGCAGCGGCAGCATCAGCTTGCCTTTTCTTAATAAAAGCAAATGCTCCACCCCCACCGAGAACACTTGATAACGATGAGGAAGAGGCACATGCCCCTAACCCCAGTATCATTATCATAGCCATATTGGATGATCTCTTATTGTACTGTCAGAAATTTTTAAGTCAAACACAAAACACATATTTTTGTATGTCTTTTGTAATTGTGAAATCATATACGAGAATTGATTTACTGAGCAACAGTTTTACGGTGACGTATTTTCTTAATTATGGCATCAACGTTTGTCTTGGTTGGGATGAGGTTATCTTCCCAATCCCAAAATACCATATTACCCACAGGGATCTTGTGATCACTCGTCACTAAGCAACTGACAACATCGTCCACCTTGTCAGTGGGTTTGGCGTTAGGTAAGTTCTTGACTTGGACGTACTTCACACCATCTCTAACGTAGTGTTTTCCTGTAACATAAATGTCTTTCTTGAGTTCAGGTGAGTAGATTTTATAGTAAGGATCGTTATAGTTCTTAATCTTCATGACTGCATCTACGACGCTACCATTAATTAGGGTATCACCTAACTTTAGGTTCTTGATTAGTACCATTTTACCACTTCGAAGTTGAATGGGAGTCTCGGGGGAGAAGCAACGGAAAATCCGCTTAAATTTACGGAAGCCTTTGCGACGGTTTCTGAAAACGTTTATTTTTCTTGTAAATCTCGCCACAGCTTGACGCTTTTTGAAAGGGTTAAGTGCTTTAAAAGGGTTTAATTTACCTAACATACCACCGAAAAATGCAGCCACCCGACTCCAAAAGAAATATGCTGCCAACATTGGACTGCTCACAGATGATGAACAAGAAGATGCCATACTAGACATCATGAACAGTGGTAACATATTAGCAGCCATATTGACCACGCTCTACTATACTCTCATAGTTTTTTTTGGAACGATTTGTTTTAATTGGAATAAGATTATCTTCCCAATCCCAAAACATTTCCTTCCCGACTGGGATCTTATGATCGTTTGTGACAAGGCAACTGACGACATCATCAATCTTTTCGGTGCGCTCAGCAGTTGGTAGGTTCTTAACTTGGACGTACTTCGTACCATGCTTGACGTAGTGTGATCCCGTAACATGGATGTCACCAATCTTATAGTAAGGATCATTATAGTTCTTAATTCGCATGACCGCCTCCACAATACTACCATTGACCAAGGTGTCACCTAATTTCAAATTCTTGATCATCGCAGTCTGACCATTTTCAAGTTGAATAGGGGTTTCGGGAGCAAAGCACCTCCCGAATCTAGGACGCCTGAACCTAGGACGCCTGAACCTAGGACGCCTGAACCTAGGACGCCTGAACCGACGGAACCTAGGACGCCTAAACGCTCGCTTAAATCTACGGAAACCCGCACGGCGTTTTTTGAAAAACTTTTTCGCACCTCGTCCAACCTTCTTGAAACCTCGTCCAACCTTCTTGAAACCTCGTCCAACAGCCTTAACACCCTTTTTCGCCAATCCACCAACTTTACCAGCAGCCTTAAAAGGATTTAATTTACCTAATAGCCCACCGAAAAATGCAGCCACTCGACTCCAAAAGAAAAGTGCTGCCAACATTGGACTACTAACCGACGACGAGCAAGAAGATGCCATACTAGACATCATAAAAATGGGCATCATATTAGCCGCCATCTTCGCGTCTTTATTATATTCTACTGAGAAAAAATTATATAAAAGTATAAGACATAAATAAGATATGTACGAACTCTACACAGATGGATCATGTCTCGGAAACCCTGGTCGTGGTGGATGGGCTGCTATAAGTAATGACTTCAAGATATGTGGAGCGCAACCGAATACGACAAACAATATCATGGAAATGACAGCTATTCTGCGAGCTCTTCAAAAATGTATACTGATGAATGAAAAATGTGTGCGTATTTTCACGGATAGTAATTATACAAAACAAGGAATAACCTCTTGGATTCACAACTGGAAGAAAAATGGTTGGAAGACTTCTTCGGGTGGTGATGTTAAGAACAAAGAATTATGGATTGAATTAGACAAATTAAGAGACTGTTTTACTATGATCGAGTGGAGATGGGTTAAGGCACATAATGGAGACCCCAAAAATGAAGAGGTTGATAAATTAGCCAGGGAATGTGCGAAAAATTTATCCACTTAGAATAGACCATATGAGTGTTAAACAAGACGAACAGTGTGAATGGTGTGAAAAACAAGAAAAGTTGCTTATAAAATGGGCTGAAAAGGCGGCTGGATACCGCTGGTTACATAATCATGCACGCCTATTCTACAAGAAACAGAATGATTGGTTGTCTTACCCTAGTATAATCATAGCGAGTATAACAGGTGTGGGAGGTTTTGCAGTTTTGAATCCGAGTGGGAATGAAAATGTATCCCAAGATACGAAGAATAATATAATGGTAATTCAGTATTTTTTCGCTTTCATGAATGTGCTGGGGGGGATTTTGACGAGTATCTCAAAATTTAGTCAGTCTCTACCTCTATCTGAGTCACATTCAGCGATGTGTGTACAGTGGTCCAAGTTTTATAGATCAATCGATATGGAAATATCACTCGATGTTAAGCATCGGTCAGAGGTGGTAGAGTTTCTTATGAAATCTAGGGAAGAATACGATAAACTCTTGGACGATGCACCAGACATACCAGCTATAAGTATACAGGCGTTTATGGTTCAATTTCCAGATAAAGAAAACAAGCCCGATGTTTGTAATGGTTTGAGTATAGTTGTAAGTGACGACGCGGCATCTATAGGGTCACGACAGCGTTCAGTATCTAAATGGCTCGGTGCCTTCAAGGCGGTAAAAGATGACAGGAGAAAGAGTCGCGACGTTGAGATGGATGAACTCCAAAGACTTGAATCAGTATAAATAAAATCTAGATTAACTATAAATGCAACGATTACCCGCGGTCTTCCTCATCACATTGGTGTTTGGACTCTTTTACTTTTTGATTGATAAAATGAATCCTAAATCATTTGGTTTCAAGACTATGTTAGATCCTTTTTACTTTAGTTTTACAAC